CAGCACAGTCACCTTGTCTCTTGCAAACACTGGAACGGTTTCTGGAACGGTTTCTTTTCAGGGCGAATACACCTACCTGTTAAATCGTGACGTGAACTACATCCGTGAGGTCTACCCCAATCCGTCGTACAAGGGCCTTCCTAAATACTATGCCATTTTTGGCCCACGAAGCGACAATCAGGATGAGCTGACGTTTATTGTGGGGCCTACTCCGGATGCCAATTACTCTGCCGAACTCCACTACTATTACTACCCGACCAGCATCACAGAAGTGCCGTACACCTCGTGGCTAGGGGACAATTTTGATAGCACGTTGCTGTATGGGTCTTTAGTGGAAGCGTATACCTGGATGAAAGGTGAGCCGGACCTCATGCAGCTATATGAGGGCAAGTTTAAGGAAGCACTGGCGCTGTTGAAGAACCTGGGGGATGGCAAGCAGCGTGGGGATGCTTATCAAGATGGTCAGCTTAAGATTCCTGTGGGGTAATGCATGATCACCGCAGGATTGACAAACAGTTTTAAGGAGCAGTTGCTCTTGGGTCAGCATGATCTGGATACAGACGTGCTGAAGATTGCGTTGTATACGTCGGCCGCGATTCTTGGTCCGGATACCCCTACCTACACAACTACGGGAGAGGTGTCAGGTATTGGATATACCGCAGGTGGTCAAGTATTGACAAACGTGACTGTGCAACTATCAAGTTCTCAGGGTATTGCTTATGTCAGTTTTGACAATCCGACATGGGCAGCTACCACCTTTACCACTCGTGGGGCCCTGATCTACAATTCTTCAAAAAGCAACAAGTCAATTGCGGTACTGAATTTCGGGGCGGACCAAACCACGTTGAGCCAGCAGTTCCAAATCCAATTGCCCCCAAATAATGCGGATAATGCGATTATCCGCGTCACTTGACCTTTAAGGAGTCTTATATGAGCAACGAAAAAGCCAAGGCAGCGGACTCCGCTGCAGGTGGCCTTATTGCCAACGGCGGATCTGCTGAAGAGGCCAAGGCCACTGGTAAATACGTGATTGAGTGCTTCGACAAGGACGGCAATCTGAAGTGGGTAGCCGAGACGCCCAACCTCGTGGTAAACGTCGGCCTTCAATACATGGCTGGCACGGCGCTGACCAGCACGGCGCAGATCACGACTTGGTACGTGGGGTTGTACGGCGCAGCGTCGTCGAACAACCCGGCGGCTGGCGATACCATGAGCAGCCACGCGGGCTGGACGGAAGTTACGGCGTACAGCGAATCGACCCGACCTGCTGCTACGTTTGCTGCGGCGACCAACGCCAATCCTTCTGTCGTGACCAACACCGCAAGCAAGGCTGTGTTTACGATGAACGGCACGACCACGGTGGGCGGTGCGTTTTTGACTAGCAACAACACCAAGAGTGGCACGACCGGTACGCTGTTCTCGGCGGCGGATTTCTCGGCCCCCGGCGACCGCTCGGTGGTGTCAGGCGACATTCTTAACGTAACTTACACCTTCAGTCTGGCAGGCTGATAAGGGGGCGGGGTGTTTGGTAGCGGTTCTTTTTCCGCAGCCCCGTTCTCATCGTTACCCGCGCAGCTTCTTTATAGCGCGGTATCTGAGTCCGCGACTGCGACTGATGCTGTAGCGGCGCATGCGTCGTTTGAATGTGCTGTCGCGGAAGCGGCGACTGGCACAGACGCGCTTTCATCTTCTGTAGCTTTTGCTGTATCTGTCGATGAGTCGTCTACCGCCACCGACTCAATAAGCGCGGAGATACCGGATGTTGTAGTCGTAGATTCGGCTACTGGTACGGACGCGGTATCTGCAAATCAGACGTATCCGGCTGACGTAAGCGAAACCGCTACGGGCACAGACAGCGTTGCGGCTGACCAGGTATCTCAAGTCAGCGTTAGCGAGACGGCTAGTGGCGCAGACAGCATAGGCGCAAGCCCCACTTACGGGGTTTCTGTAAGCGAAACCGCTACGGGTACAGACGCTGTAGCGGCTAGCGCAGAGTATTTCTGTTCGGTAGCCGAAACCGCTACTGGTACGGATGCTGTGTCCGCTTTGGCGACGTTCGGGGGGGCGATTGCTGAGTCTGGTACGGGAACGGACGCGACGGCGGCGACGGCGGTTTTTGGGGTAACTGTTGCCGAAACGGCTACCGGTACGGACGCCACGGCGGCGCTAATTGAAGCCCAAGTAGCGGTTTCCGAAGCCGCCACGGGTACGGACGCAGTTTCTGCCACACCCACCTACAGCCGCTCAGTTGATGAGACGGCTACCGGAACGGACGCTGTAGATGCGGTAGCAAGTTTTGAGGCGGCGGTTTCTGAGACGGCTACCGGAACGGATGAAACAGCCGGTGCGTTTGCTATTTTGGCAGAAGTATCGGAGTCGGCAACCGGGACGGATTCTGTTGAAGCGGCAAACGCTTTTTACAGCGATGTTGCCGAAAATACGACCGGAACAGATAGCGCTAGCGCCCTTGCCCAACTTGGGGTAAGCGTAGACAATACGGCTACTGGGTCGGATTCCGTCAATGCTGCGTCCTCGTTTATTGTTGCGGTGCAAGAAGCCGCAACGGCAGCGGATGCGTTTATTGGGGCTATTCTTTGGAACCCAATACCAACGCCGGACGATCCAAACTGGACGGGGATTGGAACTGTACAGACACCGACTTGGAATGCTGTAACCACTACTTCTTCAGTAACATGGGCAAATGTGTCTACAACGCAATCGCCGGGATGGAATGATGTGGATACCACGAATTCTGACGATTGGGTTCTAGTTGATACCCAGTAGAGACGTTTATGACGCTTGTTGTTAAAGACCGAGTACAGGAAACCAGCACTACGACTGGAACGGGAACGTACACCCTTGCTGGAGCGGTGACTGGGTATCAGGCGTTTTCCGTAATTGGCGACGCCAACCAGACGTACTACACCGCTACAGACGGAACCGACTGGGAGGTCGGTATTGGTACGTATACCTCTTCGGGTACGACGCTTTCCCGTGACGCGATTCTTGAATCGTCCAACGCTGGCTCTGCGGTGAACTGGGGTGCTGGTACACGCGCCATCTTTGTGACATGGCCCGCCGATGCGGCTAACTTGAACTGGTCCACCACTGCTACGGCTGGCGGCACGACAACGCTTACCAACCAGAGTTCGTATTTCCAGTTCTTCACCGGCACCAATACACAAACAGTGCAGTTGCCCGTGGTGTCCACCATTGCGCAAGGTTGGACGTACCACATTACCAACAACTCAACCGGCAACCTGACCGTCAATTCCAGCGGCGGCAACTTGGTCATTACGGTGATTCCGGGCACCACGGTGATGGCGACGTGTATTTTGACTACGGGCACCACAGCAGCTTCGTGGGAAGCGGGGTATACGGACTTCAGCACAATTACCGGTACGGGTTCTGCTGTGTTGGCAACTTCGCCAACGGTTACTAACCTGTCGCTGGCTGCGGGAACCACGGCGCTTGCCCCGCTTGATTTTGCTGCGGGCACTAACCTGACCTCGCCTGTTGCCGGAGCTATGGAGTACGACGGTGACGTGGCGTACTTTACGAACGACACCACAAGCGGACGCGGGTACAGGCCTGCGGTTCAGTTGTTTCGACTGACGGCAAACGGGGCGAACATTGGCTCTGGTATTGCCAACTTTTTTGGTGCCAACAGCGCAATCAACCTTGCGGCGGGCGGTGAGTATTTGCTTGAGGCGTTTTGCTTCTTTACCAAAAACACTGCCGGTACGGTGACTGTGACGCTGACCACATCGCTTGCCCCACAAAACTTGAGCGGGACGGTTGACTATGGCGCAGCCGCTGGCGGTACAGCAACTGGCGCAGCAAACCGTATTTCGTTGTTTAACAGCACAGCAACCGCAGCAGCGTTTGGTGCTTCAGCATCGCTGACAACCGGCGTAAACCACGCATTCATTATCCGGGCAATTATTGAAGCCAACGCATCGGCAAGTAACCTGCGGATTAACTTTACAGAATCGGCTGGTACGGTGACGCCACTGCGCACAAGTTACTACAAAGTGACCCGCCTCCCGGCGGGCAACACCGGCTCCTTTGCTGCGTAAGGAACAGACATGGCTACGTGGACGGTTCAATCCATGCAGACAGCGCCGCAAGAAGGCGGGTTGCAGGATGTGGTGAAAATGGTAAGTTGGCTGTGTACCGACACAGACGGCACAAACGAGACGCGGGTGGGCGGCAATACAGAAGTGCCGGAGCCACAAACGCCGTTCACGCCGTACGACCAGCTTACCGAAACGCAGGTAATTGGGTGGGTGCAGAGCGTGCTTGGTTCGCAAAAAGTGGTTGAAATTGAGGCAAGTCTTGCTGCACAATTGGTAGAGATCTCAAACCCGCCTGTTGTGATTCTTCCGCTGCCGTGGGCAGCATAAAGAGGTAAACAATGCCTACTTCGTATACAAGTTCACTTGGTCTGGCGTTGCCGGTTACGGGTGAGTTGTCCGGTACCTGGGGCGACACGGTCAACGACTACATCACGCAATATGTTGACGCGGCTGTTGCAGGTACGCAAACCATTAGCGGGGGCCAAACGGCGGTAACGCTGAGCAAAACGACCGGTAGTGCGCTGTCTCAGGCCGGATCGGGTGCTACGGGCTCTTCGCAGTACCAGATCATTAACTGCACGGGGAACCCGGCAAGTTTGTTGACGATTACCGCGCCTGCTGCAAGTAAGCCGTACATCATTATTAACGCCACTTCCACCAGTCAGAGCGTCAAGATTGTAGGAGCTGGTCCGACTACGGGCGTTACGGTTGTCTCTGGAGACAAGGCACTAGTTGCGTGGAATGGTTCGGACTTTGTGCGGGTGGGCGCATCGGCCGGCGGATCAAATACTCAGGTTCAATATAACAGTGGTGGAAATCTCGCCGGTTCGGCAAACCTGACGTTTGACGGTACTGTATTGACAGCGGCAAATTTTGCTGACTCGTCGCTTACCTCCGGTCGGGTTGTCTACGCTGGCGCAAGCGGGAACTTATCGGATTCTTCCGGATTAACTTTTGATGGAACAATCCTGACAGCTAATACCATTACTGGCAAGCTTAAGGCGTACTCAGAAGCGGTCACGACGGCAACAGTCAGTACTTCGACCTACGACCTTGACACAAGCCTGACCAACATTTTTGACATCACGCTTGGCAACAATGTGACGTTTACGTTTACTAACCCGCCTGCATCTGGCACATCGCGCTCGGTGACGGTGATTTTGCGGCAGGACGGGACGGGGAATAGAACCGCTACGTTTACCGGGGCAAATTACACTGATGGTCAGTTGCCGGTGCTGTCAACCGGCGCAAACCAGATTGATGTTCTAACATTTTTTACTGTTAATGGCGGATCGTTTTGGTTTGGGACGTTCGCTATGGCGGATGTTTCCTAATTGGAGGCGCAAATGGCACACAAAGCTAACATTAACTTTTATTTGTACACTGGCTTTAATGGAGGAAGTGCAGATGCATTTGCTGCATACCAACACGTTAAAGCGTCTGGAATCAACTTCACGCACATGCACTACAACGACCCCGAAGCCCAGGCGGAAGTGCTTAATTGGGCAAAAACCAATTTTGCCGGTACGCCGTATGAGGCTGATGTGCAGAATTTCCCGTTCGTTGTGTACGAAAAAGCGTTCGACATTCGGGATACTCCCCCGCGTGAACAAGTTCTTGTTTACGGATTGAGCGCAATTACGGCAACGGATTGGAAGGCGCTTGAGTCTTTTGAGGGCTAATCATGCCGGTTGCAGCCGCACAATTGCTGCGCCGCACGATTGTTCCGGGCGGCTCGCAGACGTTTAATGCAAGCGGGACGTTCTACGCCAGTTTTGGTGTTCAGAACGTAACGGTTGTTGGTGCTGGGTCACCGGGCAACTCCGGCAATCCAGGCACGGCCGGTGCTGGCGGCGCAGGGGGCAATGGTGGCAATGGCGGCACGGCGGGCAACCCGGGCAACCCCGGGTCAATTGGTGCGACAGGCAATTCGGGCACCAATGGTGTTCGTGGTACTGCCGGAGGCGCTGGCCCCGGCGGATCAGGCGGCACCGTGCCTACCGCCCCAACTACCAACTATGGCCCGGGCCCGGGGAACTTTACTGCTCCTGTGCGAAACGGCAATGCTGGCGGCAGTGTTGGACTTGACGGGGCCGGGGGGCCAGGCGGAAACTCTGGTGGCGCAAACGCAACCCTGAATACTGCTGGCACGATTACGCTTTATCGCGGCACCATTGGAAACGGCGGTGCACGGGGCACTATTGGGGGTAGTGGCAACCCCGGCAATGCGGGGGCAAACGGAAACACAGGCGCTACAGGCGCATCTGGTAACTCTGGCACTGGAGCCAACCCCGGAAACGCGGGGAGTGCTGGAACGTCTGGCAACCCCGGAGCGCCCGGATCGGCAGGTACCCCCGGGGCAGATTCCTCTGTATTTAGCTTGAACTTTGCTGGCGGCGCTGGCGGTAATGCTGGAGCAGCGGGCGGCACTGGTAACCCCGGCAGTCCGGGCAATTCAGGCAACCCGGGCAATAACGGTGCGGGTGGAGCAGGCGGCCCCGGCGGCCCCGGCGGTTTGGCTGGAAATCCGGGCAATCCGGGCAATGATGGCAACCGAGGCGGCGGCGGGGGTGGCGGCGGTGGGTCAGATATTTTTGCCAACGCGGCAAACGCCACCTATACGGTCAATACGGAAACCGCTGGGACTAACGGCACGACAGGCGACCCAGCCACAAGCGGCGGAAACGGCGGCACTCGCGGTTCGAGGGGCCTATCTGGGTCGCCCGGAACTGCGGGTTCTGCTGGAAACCCCGGGAGTGCGGGTACCAACGGAAACCCCGGAACGGGCGCAAATACCGGAAACGCAGGAAGTCCCGGCAGCCCCGGCGGGGCGGGCGCAAACGGCAATCCCGGTACAACTGGCGCGTCTGGAAATGCAGGCAACCCCGGCAATCCGGGGAATCCGGGCTCGGCAGCCTCCCCCAGTAACGCCAATACAAACATTGTGTTCCGCAATAACTATGCTGTGACGGTGGCTCCGTCAGGGCAGGTGCAAATTAGCTGGAACCGCCAGTGACCACATACATTTTCCCGCCATCACCTTCTTTTGGGTACGGAGAGCATCCGTTTACGACGTGGGAAAACGCGCTTACTGCTGAAGAAATTGAGAAGGTTATTGCTTTAGGCGATGCGCTGGCACAGGAGAAAGCCGTAATTGGAAAAGGCGACACTGTTTCTGATTACCGAGAATCTGAGGTATCTTGGATTCAAACATCAAATGAAACAGCGTGGCTGTTTGATAAGCTTGCCCATGTTGCCTGTAACTTAAATGGGAAGTTTTACGGCTACGATTTGTACGGATTTTGCGAAGGTTTTCAATACACCACTTATCGGGCCGACACAAAAGCACATTACGATTGGCACCAAGATTGGGGTGTAAACAATACTGCTCCACGCAAGCTCTCGTTAGTTGTGCAGCTTACTTCGCCGGATGACTATGAGGGTGGAGATTTGGAAATTTTGAGTTCTCGCTCCCCTGCAACGGTGTTAAAACAACAAGGGTTGGCGACTGCTTTTCCAAGTTTTATGCTTCACCGAGTCACGCCGGTTACCAAGGGCGTACGTCGTTCACTGGTTGCATGGATTGCTGGCCCTAAATTCAAATGAAAAGTAGCTACGATAATTTTGTTGGCGTATACGACGACGCATTCTCCAACGAGTTTTGCGATTCGTTGGTTTCGTACTTTAAGTGGTGCCAAAACAATAACCGCACCTATAACCGACCGGAAGAGGAAAGGCACAAAAAAGATGTGTCTGCGACCTTAAATCCCTGTGCGCCACACGAAATAGATTTCGCCCATCCAAACATCCAAAACTTTTTGGGTGAGTTTAACCAGCAGTTTTGGGACGTTTGCTACAAGGAATATCTGGATACGTACAGCGTGCTGCGCGACTATACCCAGCACACCATCTATACGTACAAGTTGCAGAAAACATTGCCGACTGGCGGATACCATGTCTGGCATTGTGAAGACGGAACAATTGAGTTTTCCCGCCGCGTGGGGGTCTATATTCTGTATTTGAACGATGTAGAAGAAGGCGGAGAGACGGAATTTTTGTACCTGTCCAAGCGGGTCAAACCGAAAAAGGGCAGGCTTCTGGTTTTCCCGCCCAACTTTCCGTGGGCACATCGCGGCAATCCACCGATCAGTGGGGAAAAATACATTCTGACTGGTTGGATGGAGTACAGGTAACTGAAATAAGGAATGTGCCATGTGGGACTGGTTGCTGGCTTTTATTGCAGCGTCTTGTCTCACCGCCTCCGTCGTCTGCGTTGTGTGGCTAACTATTTATATGTTGAGGTAGCATGGACCGCAAAGACATTTCGATGTTCAAGCAGCAGGTCTACGCCGAAATTAAACGGCTGGAGGCCCAAAGCACCGCCAAGGAAGTGGCAGGCAAAGCCATCGGCAAGAACGGCCTTGGCTACATCACGCTGATCATTGTGATTGGTGTTGGCGCTTCCCTGTTCCTCGACAACGACAAAATTGCTGCCGTGATGGGCCTGTTGGGCGCGGCGCTTACCGCCTTGATCAGCATGCTGAACGGGATTGCCGGTGCTGCGCCCAAGCAGGACAAGCCAGAGTTTGAAATCATGAAGCACCTGATCGACAAGCTGGATCGGCTGGACCGGCAGGAGTTGCCCATGCGTGTGGATGTGGAAGGCGACAAAGTTACCGTCCGCAAGGGCGAAGACATCGTGATGGCAAGGAGCAAGTAATGGCATGGTCCGACGTACTGAAAGCAGTCATCCCGATTGTGGTGGCTGCGCTGGCTTGGCTGCTGGGGCAGGTTGCCTCTTTCTCTGAACGTCTGACCAAGATTGAGGGGCAGATGCCCGCCCTGATTACTAAGGAAGGCACGCCGACCGACAGCCCGATCAGCGCCGAGAAACGGGCCGTGCTGAAGGAGCAATTGATGCAGCACATCAACGAACTTCAGGTCAAGGTTCGGCTGCTTGAAGAACGTGAGCGCATTGCCAAAGGAGGCAAATAATGCTATCCCTTATCTCTACCCTTGGCGGCCTGCTGATTAGCGGTTTGCCCAAACTGCTTGAGTTCTTCCAACAAAAGGCAGACCAAAAGCACGAACTGGCCCTGATGCGGGTACAGACCGAGCGGGAACTGCAACTGGCTGCGGCTGGCTTTGCTGCAC